ATCAATATTCTGTTGGCCAAGACACGAAATCATCTGGGAAATATTCAGGTCACTACCCTTCGAACCCGCATTGACCATAATGACAAATCGATTCTCTTTATTCAAGCTTTCACGGCCGATTTTACCGGCATCATTCACAGCTTTACTCAAGATATTATTGACTTGTATTTCAAACTCTTGCTCGTCGGTGCGTCCCGATTTATTCTCAAAGATGCCTAAATGCGTCTGGTCAATCAGCGATTTGACCTCCATTTTCTTTTTGATGATAATATCGGAAATCGCATCATTGGTCGCTTTATTCGCAATCAAATCACTCACCCCGACACTGTAGCCACTCTTTTTCATATATTCCGTCACAATATTCTGTAAATTATCGACGAAATCAATGGCTTCCTTGTTCCCATAATCATTACAGATGCGATGTATGAGCCCAATGGTGCCGTCACCCAAGACCCCTTTCTCGAGTTGTCCTCGCACATATTTTCCATTCACTATTTCTAATACATTGTTCGATGTTTTGTAATCTTCCTTGTCGCCGAACCGCTTGGTTTTATAGCGTAAGGTAAAAGGCGGCAAGATTTGCGAGAGGATATTAAAATTCGATATATCTTTCTTCGGTAATTTTTCTATGTCTACTTTGTTGTAGGCCATCAATAGATTCATTGCCTCCCGTGCGTTGAATTTGGTATTTTCACGGGTGAAGCGGTAAGACCCGAGTAAGGAATCTTGGAAAATACCAATGATGGATTTATTGTTGGCTGGGCTTATAATTTGCCAAGGCACCGCTGCTAAATGTCGGAGCTCGGCTTCACTTTCTATATCTTGTGGCATATGTAAATTCATCTCATCTCCCAATGAGCACCCTCTAGCTTTCACTAAAGGCCAGACTGTATCTTAAGCAAACTCAGGTTGATTAGACCATCATTGTTCACCAACATCCGTTCAGTCGTTGAAGGGCTACCATGTCCTTATCATAACAGATTTAGGTAGTCACACTGCGGATTGCCCAATCCCTAACATTGTTACCATTGGTTACGGCTATTAACCGTGTTCCCTTTTAACAATTTCTTGTCAAAGGTGGTAGTTAGGGCTCTAAGGGGTTTCCCGCTGCAAGATGTTTCGCCAATTGATTCTTTAAATTTATAATAAATTCCTTAGCCTCTGCTTTACTCTCGTCCAAGGAAATATGAACTCCACCAAAGTCTGCTTTTTTTCTATCTATATAGACATACCAACCATATTGCTTTTTATCTCGATTCAAAGGTTTAATATACTTGTCGATATCATCATCGATTTGTTTAATATCCTTAAACTTTTGAATTTTTTTATCTTTAAAATAACTTTTAACACCGTTAGACACACGTTTTTTACTCTCGTCACTATGAGTGAATACACTTCCACCATTTTTAAGATTGTATCCGCCAGGAAACAAACTGTTATGGTGCTTAATATAGTGTATTTCCTTATCATTTGCTTCATCCATTTCACAATACTCAATCAAATCAACTACAAAATCGGCAACACCATATTTTCGTATGGCATTATTCAAATAATGTGACTGATTTTTTTTAGTGGAGAAAGCTTCTGATATGTGACATTTAAAACGTCCATCGCATCCGTAGGGTCTATATCTCTTATGGTTTAATATATGAGAAACCGCTTGTCCTACATATATCTTACCAGTAGTAAGATTTGTTATTTTATATATTTCGCAATATCGCTCAGCTGGGTTATCTAATATGATGTTTTTTGACAGTCTTTGCTCTTTTGATGGTTCCATTTCTATTTATTATTAATTTTTTGTATTTAAGTTGTTTTATTAAAGAATCACTTGACTAGGAGGTTTCACGCTTTTCACGCCTCCTGTTTTCGACAGAGAAGTTTATCGAAATCGGCATTGTAGGGTTTAGTCACAGAGACATTCATCCGAAAGGTTTCCCCTACGGGCATGATGCGGACTATATGGCCCATCATGGACATTCTGTGCAGGGTCGGTTGGCGATTGAAGAGTATACAATCGCCGTCCATCATATGCCTATGGACCGTATCACCGATTTCCAATTGAATGGAATCACGGTCGATATAGCGGAGCGAAATATTATCGCCATTTTTCTTCACAAGAATCTTGGCGCCAGGATGGACATCCGGTCCATTACGCACCAATTTCTCAAGAAATTTCATATTCCGCATATTCACCACGACGGGCTTCGTGAGGTTTTTCGCCATTTTCAGTGGCACACCCAACTCCCGTGCCGATAAGTTCGGGTCAGGGGTAATGACCGAGCGGCCACTGTAATCCACCCGCTTCCCCATGAGATTGCCTCTGACCCGCCCATGTTTGCCCACCAGCCGCTCTTTGATGGATTTTAAAGGCCGTCCCGAGCGTTGTGACATCGGCGGCGCACCTGGAATCTTGTTATCAATCAACGAGGCCACATAATACTGTAACAAGATGGTCCAATCGTTAATCACATTCGTCGTCGCATTCGACTGTATTTTTTCTTGTAATGTTTTGTTCGCTTTGAGAATGCTGACAATGATATGCGTGATATCATCTTCACTGCGTTGTTGTGAGTCATGTTTCACCGAGGGCCGCACGGCAGGCGGCGGGATGGCTAGGACTTGACAAATCATCCAATCGGGCCGTGACCAAATCGGACTGAAGCCCATAAAGGTCACATCATCATCCGAGATACGTCGAAAACATTTGAGTAAAATTTCGGGTGTTAAATTCATGACTAATTTTTCATTTTCATTGCCCACCCCTTCGACATTTTCCCATTCCGCTATCAGGGTTGATAGGCCTTCCTTTTTCAATTTGCTGGGCTGTTTGCAGCCACAGCCATCATCGGTATCTTCGCCACATCGCTTAATTTTACTCGCATACACAAAGACCGCGCCCCATCTATCCTGTGCGGACATTTTCATCAAATGTTCGTATTTTTTCTTACTAATCAATAGCTTACTGCATTTGATACAAATACAGCGGGCAATTTTGATGATAGTACTCAAATATTGGATATAGAATAAAGGTCGGGCGAGTTCAATATGGCCGAAGTAACCAGGCGTCTGCATATAATCGAGGCCATCTGTGGGGCAAATTAAGCCTGGGTCTAAAACACCCATGCGAGGGTCAAACAAACCACCGATAGCGGGCTTATTGTTGACATAGGCTTCTCGGTTGGTAATTTCGGCGACAGAACCTTTGCGAATTTCTTCAGCGGATAGAATACTGAATTGAATCCCAATGATTTTTGTCGCATTTTGCTTTTGCATGGTGCCTTTGTTTCGGTTTGAAGCCATGGTGTATCTTATATTAACATAATAATATTTAGATATATTTAATTCAATTTTTTTTATATATAACTAAATATGAATTTGGTAAAAAATTGAAAGTAAAAAGAAAGCCAAAGCAATCAGTAAACCAAACCAACTTAACACTCATCATGTCTTCTGCTTCTGACTCAACGCAAAAGAAATACAACACACGCTTGGCGACGGCGAAAGCTGGGCTTAGTGAGAAGAAGACTTCTACTGATAGTGCTAGTGCGGTTGCCACAAGTGCGAATAAAAAAGCGGAGCTTAAATATCACGAATCGTCTGACGATGATGCGAGTGCAAGCGACGCGGGTAGCGCAAGCGACGCAGAAGCGGGTAGCGCAAGCGACGCAGAAGCAGAAGAAAGCGAAGCGGACACAGACACAGACACAGAAGACGACGAAGACGATTACATCAGCGAAACAGAAGAAGAAGAGGAAGATGAGGATTATATTGCCTCCGCCGATGAAGGCGAGGTCGATGAAGAATTAGCGCAGCATGAATATAAAAAATTTCTGAGTGAATTGTTTCCCTCCAAGTATATGACCGAGCGTGCGAATGCGGCTGCAGCGGCGGTTGAGCATAAAAAATCATCTAATACAAAGTGCCCTATGGCGCCTAAAAAGAAATCACACCGCCGCATATTAAGCAGCGATGAGGAAGAGGAAGAGCAAGAAGAGCAAGAGCCAAAAAATAATAAAAAAAATCCCATGAAAAATTTCAATATTTCCTTTATTATTAATGACCGCCAGAATGAAGGCGGCGAAATGTCACCCACCGAAGCCCTCTACGACGAAACCTGGAGTGATAGTTCGGACGAGGAGGAGGCAGGAGCGAAAAAAAGAGACGAAAAAATAAAAAAATATAAACCTATCGAGGAGATAGAAAAACAAAGCGATGATATAGCGGTCTTCGCAAAAATGAAGAGTGTGTTCGAAAATTTACCATCAGAAGAACAAGAAAATCCTATCATTAAGAAAATGATTGATGACCTCAAAGCAAAAGAGAGACGCTTCTTAAAAAAGGCCGAACTCAAGAGCAAAAAACAGAAGATTGAAAATACCAAAAAACTCAAAACACTGTTGCGTGAGCGGGACGTCATGAATGATTTACAATATTTCAATGAAAAGATGACAGTTGCCGAGCAAGAGAGTGCACTCCAACAAATCGAAGAAATAAAAAAACACAATGATATCACCAAACCCTATCGGCTCACCTTGCTCGATGCGGCGATTCCCTCCCAGTACAAGGCGATTGCCTACAGGAAGATATCGTCGTTGCGTAATATGGAGCCAGGCGGCGGTGACTACTACAAAATGAAAAACTGGGTAGACACGTTCATGCAAATTCCCTTCGGGCACTATAAGAATCTGCCGATTACGATTGCAGATGGCGTCGAAAAGTGCCACGAATTTATGGACAATGCCAAACAGATTTTAGACCAAGCGGTCTACGGTTTGAATGACGCGAAGCTCCAAATCATGCAAATGGTCGGGCAGTGGATTGTGAATCCAAGTGCGATTGGCACGGCTATCGCCATCAAGGGGCCCATGGGTACGGGCAAAACAACCTTGGTGAAAGAAGGTATCAGCAAAATTCTCGGCAGGGATTTTGTCTTCATTGCGCTGGGTGGTGCGACGGATAGCAGCTTTCTCGAAGGTCATTCGTATACCTACGAGGGGTCCTCGTGGGGTAAAATCGTCGACCTCTTGATTAAATGTAAGAGCATGAATCCCGTCATCTATTTCGACGAGCTGGATAAAATCAGTGATACGCCGAAAGGCGAGGAGATTGCCGGCATCCTGACCCATTTGACGGATACGGCACAGAACAACCAATTCCATGACCGCTATTTCTCGGAAATCGAATTTGACCTGAGTCGCTGTCTCTTCATCTTCAGCTACAATGATGAGAGCAAGGTCAATAAGATTCTGTTAGACCGTATGTATCGTATTCAAACCCAAGGGTATAACCAAGAACAGAAGACGACGATTTCCAATAAGTACCTCTTGCCGAAAATATGCGACCAAGTGAAATTCAATCCAGGAGATATAACAATCTCGGATGAAACCTTACACTATATTATTACCAATTATACGGATAAGGAAGATGGGGTGCGGACGCTCAAGCGGTGCTTGGAAATCATTTATACGAAACTGAACTTGTATCGGCTGATGCGACCCGATACAAATATCTTTGAAAGTGAGATGTCAATTAAGGTAGAATTTCCGATGCAGGTGACATCGGCGATTGTGGATAAACTCATTAAAAAAGTGGTGGATAGTGGCAGCTGGCACAATATGTATATGTAATCACTGCGTATATGTAATGACTGCGTATATGTAATCACTGCGTATATGTAATGACTGCGTATATGTAAAAAATAATAAAATAAAAAAAGTAAAAATTTTATTCATTCATTAATCGAATAAAGGCATATAAACCCCGCCCACGAAGGGGTATTGGATATATAAATTTTTTCTTTCTAATTTTTTCTTCTTTTTCTTCTTCTTCTTTTTTTTCTTGCATCTGCCCTATTATTTTATCTTTATCTAAACCAAAGAGTTGCGCTGATGTTATTTTGATGATATTACCCATATTTCTATATAAATATAAATCATTAATAACTTTTATATTTATATAGAAATGATGATTATTAAATTCTTTTCGAGTTTTGGTTCATCCGACGGCTGCGTCGAAGCTTATACCCGAGTGTCCGAATTAACACTCGACCCGAATTTTAATAGAACTTATAGATTTACCACTGGCGAAGATTATACCCACGCGATTATTCTTAATACGGCGATGCCCGCCTTAACTTTGCCCAAGGAAAAGGTTATTGGCTTAGCGTTTGAGCCGCTGACCTTTCTAAACTTGACGCCCGCTTTTATTAGTTATGCGAACAAACACATCGGTAAGTATCTCATTGGAGAGAAGAAGGACTTGCCGCAGCCTTTTGTCGAGCATTTTGGCTATATGTGGCATATCACCCCACTGCACCATCCTGCCGCCACCGCCCTTAAAAAGAACAAAATCATGTCGCTCATGGTATCCAATAAAGTGATGACCAGCGGACACCAATACCGCCACACCTTATGCAAACGCATTTTAAACTCGAATTTACCTATTGAT